CAAGGCTTCTTCTTTGCCGATGCGCGCGAACTTCCTTCGACGAAGCCGCTTAACGCAGCAGGCGTAAGCCTTACCGGCGTTACCGCAACCGGCAACCGTTACGAAGCTGCCGCAGGGCTTGCCGTTTTCGATGCGAACATGCTTGTTTTTGCAAGCGGTTTTGCCAACGCGGCGAACAACGGCCTCAAAACCGTCGTTTCGGCTACCGCTGCGGGCGTCGTTGTTGCTGAAACCTTGATTGACGAAACCCCGCCCGCAGGCGCGAAGCTGGAATGCGTCGGTCGCCAGCTTGCCGCCGCAGACGCAAACATTGCCGTAACCGGCAACGTCGTTTCGCTTATCGTTACCGCTGGCGACTTTACGACCATGCCCGAACTGTTCCCCGGTCGTTGGGTGTTCATCGGCGGCGATGCCGCGTCGAACCGCTTTGCAAATAATGTGGGCTACGCTCGCATTAAGTCGGTTTCGGCGAAGGCACTTGTTTTCGACGATACGACCTTCGCGGCTGCGACCGAAACCGGAACCGGCAAGTCGATTCGTCTTTTCGTCGGCGTCGTTATCAAGAACGAAAAGAACCCGGCGCTTATCAAGCGTCGTTCGTACAACATCGAACGGCAGTTGGGCCAAGGTTTGAACGGCGTTCAAGCGGAATACTTGGAAGGTGCGGTAGCCAACGAATTTACGTTGAACATTCCGCAGGCCGACAAGTTGAACGCCGATCTTACGTTCATTGCGTGCGACAACACGCACCGCAGCGGCGACGTTGGCGACGAAATCAAGACCGGCACGCGCATTGCTGCGCCGGGCGAAGATGCGTACAACACTTCGTCGGATATTTACCGTATCAAGATGAACGTTCTTGACCCGGCTTCGTCGAATCCTGCAGCCCTGTTCGGTTACGTGTCCGAAGCGAACGTTTCGATTAACAACAACGTTTCGCCGAACAAGGCCGTCGGTATCTTGGGCGCGTTCGACACGACGGCGGGTAACTTCGAAGTCGGCGGTTCGATTACCGCTTACTTTACGACCGTCGCAGCGGTGAAGGCGGTTCGTGCGAATGCCGACGTTGGCTTGTCGGTTATCAGCGCGGCGAAGAACGCCGGTTTCATCTTCGATATTCCGTTGCTTGGTTTGGGCGGCGGTCGGTTGAACGTCGAAAAGGACGCGCCGATTACTGTTCCGCTTGAACCCGCAGGCGCGGAAAACCCGAACGGCTATACGATGCTGTACGAAGTGTTTTCGTACCTGCCAACGGTAGCCATGCCCGATTAAGTCGGGTACACTTGAAGGGCCGGACTTTTCCAGCCCTTCTTTCATCCATCGGAGTAAATCAAATGTCTGGACTGTTTAAGCAATTCAAAACGAATTCGGCGAAGGAAACCGAAGGCGTCGAAATCGAATTTCCCGAAGCGCAGAACGACGACGGCACCGTTCCCACGTTCATCATTTCGCGCATGGGCAAGTCGAACAAAGCGTATTCCAAGTCGCTGGAAGCCGCGACCCGCCCGTATCGCCGTCAAGTCGAACTTGGCACGCTGAAAAACGAAGTCGCCGAATCGCTGTTTATGGGCGTGTTCGTCGATACCGTGTTGCGCGGCTGGAAGAACGTTCAGGGCGAAGACGGCAAGGAAATTGCGTATTCGAAGGACGCCGCAATTTCGCTTCTTACCGAACTGCCGGACGTTTACGAACGTTTGCAGGAAGAAGCCAAGTTGGCTTCGAACTTCCGCGATAACGCTTTGGAAGCCGAAGCAAAAAACTAACGGAAGTTTTGGCGCACCTGTTGGAACTTGGCCCGCACGAACAGGCGATAGCAAAGCAAGCGATGCGCGCGGGGCAACCGTTACCCGAACGCATCGCGAACGCGCCAGAACTTGAAGTAGGCTTGCAGTTGTATTTGCAAGCCTTCTTCGACCTAGATAGCGAACGGTCGCACGGCAACGGTTTAACGCCGATACCTTGGACAAGTATGGCGGCTTACGCAAGGGCTTTCGAGTTTGACGAAGAACAAACCGAAGACTTGTTTTACTTTATGCGAAAGCTTGATTCGGAACACTTGAAGAAACTAGCGGACAAACAGAAAGCGGCGGCATCGAATGGCAAAAAGCCTGCTAGACCTAGCCGATAGGCTGGAAAAGAAAGCGAAGGCAATAGACGAAGCGGCGTCACAAAACGCCGTCGATACCGCTTTGGCTATTGTGGGCGATTTGGCGTACAAAACGCCCGTAGATACTTCGCAAGCTTTGTCGAACTGGATTGTAACGCTAGAAAGTCCGTCGGGTCAACAAATCAAGCCGCATTTTCCGGGTTCGCAGGGTTCAACGCAACGCGCTTCGGCGGCTGAAACGTTGAATTCTGCGAAGCTTGTTTTACGAAACAAGAAGCCCGGCCAAGCGATATTTATTACGAACAACCTTCCGTATATCCGCAGGCTGAACGACGGTTATTCGGCACAAGCCCCGGCGGGGTTCGTCGAACGCGCCGTTTTGATTGGTCGCAAAATGCGTAAGAAGTTCAAGATTAAGGATTAAAAGAAATGGCCGACGAAAACATAGAAATTAAGGTTCAAGACAAAGTTTCGCCGTCCATTTCGACGAAGCTTCGCACAATTGCCAGCGAAGCCCGCAACGCCGACGCCGCAGTTAAGAACCTTCAAACGCAGCTTTCGGCAATCAACGTCGGCGGCTTGTCGCAGCTTATCAACGCATCGGCCAGCGCAACGCGCCAGCTTCAACAAGGCGCGCTTGCCGCGCAACGGCTGGCAACCGAACAGCAGCGCACCGCAACAGCCGCAGCGCAGGCCGCCGCAGCCCAAACGCGCGTCGCCACGGCTGCGACCCAAGGGGCCACGGCGCAAGCCAACCTTGCCACGGCTACGCAGCGCACGCAGACGGCCCAACAGCAGACGGCGACGGCAGCGCAGCGCCTAGCGACCGAACAGCAGCGGACAGCCGTTCAGACGGCCAACGCGGCGGCAGCAAACGACCGGGCCGCCCTTGCCGCCCTGCGGCTGCAACAGGCGCAAGACCGGGCCGCCAATTCGACCCGCAACGCGACTTCGGCCCTTGGCGGATACATTCGAACCGCTGCCGGAATTCTTGGCGTAACGATTTCGGCGAACGCAATTCTTGCAAGCGCCGACGCATACGTTACGCTTCAAAACAAGTTGCAGAACGTAACGAAGTCGCAAGAACAAGTTAACACGCTTACCGGCGAACTGTTCGACCTTGCGAACCGCACGCGCGCGGGCGTCGAAGAAACGGCGACCGCTTTTACGCGCTTCGACCGTGCCTTAAACTTTATGGGCAAGTCGCAAGAAGATTCGTTGCGTTTGACCGAAACCATTAACAAAGCCCTTATCGTTTCCGGCGCAACAGCGCAAGAAGCGTCGTCGGCTTTGTTGCAGCTTTCGCAGGGCTTCAACGCCGGTAAGCTGCAAGGCGACGAATTCCGCGCCGTATCCGAAAATATGCCGATGGTTCTTGACGCAGTAGCGAAGGCGCTTAACGTGCCTATCAACCGCGTTAAGCAACTTTCGACCGAAGGCAAAATCACGTCCGAAGTTCTGTTTAACGCATTCCAGCTTATACAGAAGTCGGTCGATGACACGTTCGCAAAAACGACGCCCACAATCGGCCAAAGCTTGACCGTTCTTCGCAATAACGCAATTCAGTTCTTCGGCGAATTGAACAAAGCGACCGGCTTTACTGCCGGGCTTTCGCGCGCGATTCTTTGGCTTGGCGAAAACTTGAAGACGGTTGCCGTTATTGTCGCAGGGCTTGGCGTCGCATTGCTTGTCGCCTTCGGTGCCCCGTTGGTTGGTGCGCTGGCCGGTGCGACGGCTGCGGTAAAAGCCTTTACGCTGGCGCTTGCTTCGAACCCGATTGGCCTTATCGTCGTCGCGCTTTCGACCGCAATTGCATATCTAACGCTTTTCCGCGACGAAATTAACTTGGGAATCGACGACGTTGCGACGTTGGGCGATTTCTTCCGCGCGACCTTTGAAGGCATCGGCCAAGCAATCGACGGCGTTAAAACCATCGCGTCGCAATTGTGGGCAGAACTGCGCGACTTCGCAAGCGCCGCACTTGGCGAAATTACTTCGAACGTTGACGATTCGACTTCTTCTTGGTCGGACAGCTACGCCGAATTCTTCCAAACCAACCGTACAGGTTGGGCCGGTGCATTGGAAAACGCCGCAAAGGTTCTTGACGCAATCGCCGGGCTTTTGACCGGGGCCGCAACGTTTGCAGGTCGCGCAATGGCCGAAGTTGTTATTTCGGTTCAAAACGGAATTGCCAACGCTTACAACGTTGTCGCCGGTTGGATTGAAAGCGTAACGAATAAAGCCATTGAAGCCGCGAACAAGCTTCGCGCGATGGTCGGTAAGTCGGCTTACGAACTTGTCCAATTTGAACGCATGGGCAGCGCAGGCCAAACCGAATTCGAATCTTGGGGCAAGCTTTGGGCGCAATCGCTGGAAGACGGATTCAACAGCCAAGGCGGCGCAATGCAAAACCTGTTGAACGGCCTTTTCGACCGTTCGCAGCAAATCGGCGCGCAGCGCAGGGCCGCAGGAAGCGCGCAGCTTCGCAGGGCCGGTACGTCGCAGCTTGCCGGGGCTACCGACGCGAACGCGGCGAAGGCTGCGGAACGTCGCGCGCTGGCAATGGAAAAAATCAATACGCAGCTTGATAACGAATTGGCGCGTATGTTCCAGCTTCAACCGCAGCGCGAAGCGCAAGCGAAGTTCGACCAAATCGAAGAAAGCTTGATTCAGAAAAAGATTAAGCTTACGTCGGAAGAAGCCGAAGCAATCAAAGCGAAGATTAAGGCCGTTCAAGACGCGACCGAAGTTCAACGTCAGTTCGACGCAATTTACGCCGAAGCTGTTAACCCGTTGAAGGAATACAACGCTTCGCAGGAAGCGGCGAACAAGCTTCTTCAAATGGGCGCAATTACGCAGGAACAGCACGCCCGCGCAGTAACGAAGGCGTCGGAAGCTTACGCAAATTCGCAAGACCCGTTGCGGCAGTATAACCGCGACCTTGAACAGCAATTGCAGCTTTTGCAAATGCTGCCGAAGCAACGCGAAATCGAACAGCAGATTATGCAAGTTCAGAACGATTTGCTTGCAAAGGGCATCGTTCTAAACGAAACCGAATTGGCGCAGCTTCGCGAAAAGCTGTTGCTTATTCAGCAAGTAAACGCCGTTTCGCAGCAAGAAGCGTCGTTGTTGGACGCCAGCGTAAACAAGCGCCAACAGTTTATCGACCAACTTAAAGCAATTCAGAACTTGCGCAACAACAGCGGAAGCGGTTTCAACGCAGGCGACCAAGCCAAAGCAACTAACAGCATGTTGCAAGGCATGGGTATTGATACAACGAACTTTCAAACGCAGCTTAACGCGCAATTGGCGCAATATCAAACTTACGTCGAACAGCTTAAAATGCTGAACAAACAGCGTTTGATTAGCGACCGAGAATACGCCGCCGCAAGTATGCAACTTGAATTGCAGCGGCAAAACCTGTACTTGAATTCGGCAAGTAGTTTCTTCGGAAACTTGGCCGCGCTTCAACAGTCGGGAAATAAGAAAATGGCGGCGGTCGGGAAGGCCGCAGCAATCGCGCAAGCGATGATTAATACGTATCAATCGGCAACGTCGGCTTATGCCGCGATGGCGTCGATTCCTTACGTCGGCCCGGCGTTGGGCGCGGCGGCGGCTGCGGCTGCAATTGCCGCAGGCTTGGCGAACGTTCAGCAAATCCGGTCGCAGAATACCGGGTTTAAGTCGGGCGGTTTTACCGGGTCAATGGGCGTAAACGAAGTCGCGGGCGTCGTACACGGCCAAGAATTCGTTATGAACGCATCGGCAACCAACCGCATTGGCGTTGCAGACCTTCAAGCCCTGCAAACGGGCGCGGCCAGTGTTCAGCGCAACGACGAACAGGCAATGGCGGCTAGTGTGGGCAGGGGCGGCAATTCCGAACCCGCGCCCGCGCCGGTTGTCAATGTACCTTTTAGCGCCGTTGTCGTACAATCGAAAGAAGCGGCCTTGGCCGGGCTTAAATCTGCGGAAGGCCGGGCTTTCATTCTGGAAACTATCGAACAAAACGGCGGCACCGTCGCAAAAATCGTCGGAGTTAAATAAATGGGTTACGCAATTGGAACAGTTACAAAAGGCGGCGGCGATGATTGCCATTATCAATTATTGGCCGCGATTAAAACCCTTGCCGAAGCTAACGGATGGACAACGCTTCGTTACAATACAGCTTCGGCGAATCGCGAATGGATAGGTAAAAGCTTGGGCCTATCCGGCAACGAAGAAATTTACATAGGGATTCGAACTTATCAAAGCGTTGCAGGCGATTATTATAATTTGCTTTTGGGCGCTTTTACCGGATACGTCGCCGGAAATACATTCGATACGCAACCCGGCGCGAAATTGTCGGGCGTTCCTGCCCACAATAACGCAATTACTTATTACATGACAATGAACGCGCAACGTATCGCGTTTATGTTGAAAGTCGGCACGCCGGTTTATACGCATGGCTATTTGGGCAAGTTCTTTCCGTATGCGCGACCGGCTGAATTCCCGAACCCGCTTGTTTGTGCCGGAAGTTTCAACGGGGCCGAAGCGAAGCGGTTTAGCGATGCGGCGCAGGTTTTCCCGTATCACGGCACCACAATTTCCAGTTACACGAATTTTTATATGCGAAGGCTTGACGGGTCTTGGTATCAGCCCGCAATGTGGCCTTTTTCGCATGGTTCCAGCAGTAACTTTAACAGTTGCCTTGCAGGCGCAACAACGACGAATTGTCAAGTTCCGGCGGGCAGTTATTATCAAGTCGAACCGATTATTCTTCACGACCTAACGGCAACCGTCGACATTACGAATAACGTTTGGGGCGAACTTGACGGCGTTTATTTCGTAAGCGGCTTTAACAATGCCGTCGAAAACGTCGTTCAATCTGGCGGAAGTTACACAATTGACCAAACCGGAATGACGATACTTCAAGCCGTGCAAGCAATTAAAGCGGTCGGCGGGCGGGCCTTCGTAATGGGTCAAAATATTAACCGCACAAGCTGGCGCGATTTCGTCGCCATTGAAATGTAAGGAGTTTTAACAATGGCATACGTTACAGGTTCCGCCACTAATATTTCCAATTTGG